ATTTAGAATTTTTCTTGTTAAATCTGCTAGGGGTGATAGTCCCGTGACTTCTGGCGCATTTTGGAATGGTTTATCTGCAAATAAAATGTTAGATACCATTAATACCGAAAGGTATACTGTCCTATTACAGAAATATGGTAAAATAAAAGCTGGTAACTTTGGAGGACAAACGGCAAGTTCGGGTGGTCTCTTAGGTGGTGGATTGTTTGATGTAGGAGGAACGAATGTGAACTTATATTCTCGCCAAACAAAAATAGTAAGCTTTAACCTGTCCCCTAAACTTATGAAAATAAGTAAAATAGTATACGACGCTAATGGTAATGTACAGAAGTTCTTCGATTACACATTATTTATATACGCATATTCAAATTATTCTACATCTGATGCCTTAGGCTTCAACGTTTTACGCGTTAATGATTATATTAGAATGATGTATTTCACAGATAGTTAAAATATCTTTAATTTCTCGCTTTTATCGAAAGATACTAAAGGCATGTGCAGCAATAGCGAAACTAGGAATATATATTGCTGAAGGGGAGTACAAAACCTCAAGGTTTTCGTGCTCGCCTTCACGCTCCTAGAATATATATTATTTTTTGAAATTCCTGTATACAGGAATCGAACAAAAATACTTAAGAACGAATTTATTTTATATAAATTAATTCGGGAATTTTCCCAAAATTTTTTATCTCACCATACTATATATATCTTGGGTATTATAGTATGGTGCTGGCAACAGAACTGGAGACAGTAACACAGAAATTTCTTGAATTTACGAATTGTAGTACATATTGTACTTATAATTTCACATTAGCACCGGATCCGCAAGGAACGATATATACCGTTGTTAATACTTCTTCGAAGTATGGTAAGGATTACATAAAGTTTGCTGAGTGCCCACTCATTGATTTTCAAAAGCATGTTCCAAGCATGCTCACAAGTGTTTTAACAAAATATTTTAAACAATATATTATATATATGTTTCTAGAAGTTGGAAGCAACGGTTTGCGTCATTACCATGGCCAAATAGTAGCCACGGAACCTGCACTTTCTGATTTATACTTTCAGGATTTAATCGGAAATATTGCATTCAAATTTACTTCCAAGTTTAGAAACACTAAAGTTTTACAAAATCATCCATGTATCAGGATCTATTTAGATAATGATAAATGGGAAGCCAAAGGCGATCACCTTACATATAGAGATTACATGACTAAACAGTCACAAGATTACTATATTGATGCACAATTTCTTTCACGTTATTATCAAGATAAATGGCTTAAAGAAAAACATTTAATAAATGTTATAAATATTAGTTCACTAATTAAATATATGTATGGTTCAAACTTGCTAGTTACTAAAAGTAACTTGCCAAAGATTCGTAAATGTTATACAAATAAAAAAGAACAAGAATTAGAGACGCTAATTTGTTTAAAGAATATGTTTAAATATTCTACAAAAATATCTATAGAAATCAATACTGATGATTTGGATAATATTTTATAAAATTAATTTATTAAATTAATTTAAAAAAATACTTAAGAAATTATTTTCTCATATATAATATATATATCAGAAAATGAAATCCAAACCTGGATTTAAACCCAAAAAGGGGAAAGGTAAGGGCCGAAAGCCCCTAACCAAAACGGCAACAGCCGCTGTTTCTAAAATAGTAAAAAAGGAGTTAAAGAAAGTTATTGAAATAAAACGTAGTAATTTCACATCTACAGATGGTGTTGAGATTGGACATAATTCATATGTTCAACTTGATACACAATTGTTACATACCTCACAAGGTAGTACTGATCCTATCGTTACCCAAACAGGGAATCGTGTAGGTGATGAAATAACTTTTAAAGGCATTCAAATAAAAATGATGTTAGAGTTAAATGAACGTTATAGTGACGTGACATTTAGAATTTTTCTTGTTAAATCTGCTAGGGGTGATAGTCCCGTGACTTCTGGCGCATTTTGGAATGGTTTATCTGCAAATAAAATGTTAGATACCATTAATACCGAAAGGTATACTGTC